GACATTGTATCAGTAACAAAGGTCTATGCTCCAAGCAATCAAGTAGGTGACTATATGTTTGATTTGAGATATCAAATGACGCTATTTGATTTCTTCGGATTGTATTTCAATCAGTCGGGATACCCAATGGGACCTATGGCTTCTTACATGGAAGCAATGTCTTATGTAAAATTGGTAAATGATGTGTTTAATTATCCAATGTCATACACTTATACAAAGACAACACAAAGACTTTTCTTAGATACAGATCATTCCAAATTAACTGTCAATAATTATTTGCTAATTGAAGCATATGTAAAAATTAATACAAATGAATATTCTAGAGTATGGGAAGACAGAATATTCAAAAAATACTTTGCTGCTCTCTTGAAAAAACAGTGGGCTCAAAACCTTATGAAGTTTGCAGGAATGCCATTGCCCGGTGGAGCCCAATTAAACGCTCCTGCGATAATGCAAGAAGCAATGAAAGAGATAACTGAAGTTGAAAGCGAACTATTGAGAAACTACGAAATGCCTGTAGACCCAATGATTGGATAACAATGGCTATTAATCCTTATATCAATTTAACCACCTTTGCAGCAGAACAAAATCTTGTTGAAAGTGTAACCATCGAATTGATTCAAGGTGTTGGTCAGGATTGTTTATATGTTCCAAGAAATGCTCTAAACATAGACAGAGTATTTGGTGAAGATCCGAGTTCTTTTTTTAACTCCTATTACACGATAGAAATGTATATCCAGTCCTACAAAGGATTTGAAGGGACGGATGTTATCACTCAATTTGGTATAGAGATTAAAGATAAAATATCTCTTTTAATGTCAAGAAAAAGATTTAGAGATATTGTAACTGCGGCTGTACCAACTATTACAAGACCTAGAGAAGGAGATTTAATTTATTTTCCTCTTTCAAAATCTCTATTTGAGATAAACTTTGTTGAGCATGAAAATCCAATGTACCCATTGGGCAAACTATACACATATCAGATAACAGCAGAACTCTTCACATACAGCTACGAAAAGATTATAACAGGAAATACTGCCATAAATCAACCATACACATCAACTGGAGTCACTGGAGGTACGTTTGCACCTCTTAATAATATTATCGGCAATAGCGCTGGTATTAATAAGATTTTAGAAAATGAAGCAGACACGCTTTATAACTTTGATCCAAATGACCCAAATGCAGGATGCGCTTCATAAGGATAAACAATGTTTGGATATTATTATAACAAAAGCTTAAGAGGTTTGGTAGTTGGATTTGGAAGTCTGTTCAGCAACATTCAAGTTGTACATAACAACGATACTGGAGCTGATACTAGAATTCAAGTTCCAATCACATATGCATCTCAAGAAAAATTTATTCAAAGATTATTGAACCCATCTTCTATAACTGATGGAACCAGAATTGAAAATCAATTGCCTAGAATGAGTTTTCATGTAAATAGCATAACTCCAGATCCAAGTAGACGCAGAAGCAGATTCTCCACAGTAACAAATCCAACAACATCAGGAAATTGTGCAAGTTTGGATGAATTTGCAAACGAAACACCAGTCAATGTTGGAATGAATTTATTCGTATATACTCGTCATATAGATGATATGTTACAAATTATTGAACAAATTATTCCATATTTTGTTCCAGACCACGTAATAAAAATAGAATTAACTCAAGGTGGAAGTCTTTTAAATATTCCAGTTGTTTTAGTCTCCAACACAATAACGGATAAATATGAAGGTGATTTCAATTCAAGAAGAATGCATATAGCTTCTTTTAATTTTATTGCTAAAGCATATTTGTTTGGAAAGGTAAATCAAACATCTAGTATTGCATCTAGTTCGATCATATCTGGATTTACTGGATTCGGTAACGACAATTTTTAATATAAAATGGATGTGAATAAAAATTTAGCAAAACTTTTTTCTGTTCCTATGAACAGCCAAGAACAAGTTAGTTCAAAAGAACTTGCGGGTGGTACATTTGATTCAAACAATTTTCAAAAAGATTATTCTTTTGTACAACAAAATTTAAAAGAGCTGATTGGTAGTGGAAACGTTGCACTAGAAAGCGCTTTAAAGGTTGCAACAGAATCTGATAGTCCAAGAGCATTTGAAGTTGTTGCAATATTGTTAAAAACAATGGCAGATCTAAACAACAATGTTTTAGATGTGCACAAAAAAGCAAAAGACACTACTGGTGCAAAAGTTGAAGTAAAACAAACAAACAATTCCGTATTTGTTGGCTCAACAAAAGATCTTCAAAATCTTTTGAATAAAGACCGGAGCACAAATAAAGATGTGATTGATGCAGAGGTTGTTGATGAACAAAAACAACAATAATCAAGGATACAGAAACAATCCAAATCTTAAATTGCCTGGTATTGAAATGCAATATACCAAGGATCAGTTTGAGGAATATGTTAAATGTGCAAACGATCCTGTTTATTTTTGTGAAAAATATATTAAAGTAAAAACTTTGGACAAAGGTGTTGTCCCCTTTAAACTTTATCCTTATCAAAAAAAGTTTATAAATGAATTACATAAAAATCGATTTGTAATTTCTAAGTGGCCTCGTCAATGTGGTAAATCCACCTGTGTTACGAGTTATATTTGCCATTATGTCACATTTACTCAAAGCGTTAACGTTGCGATTCTGGCAAACCGTTTAAAAACAGCAAAAGAAGAATTGTTCTCCAAACTTCAACTTGCCTATGAAAATTTACCACATTTTTTGCAACAAGGAGTTCTAGAATGGAATAAGACGAGTTTTAAACTTGAAAACGGCTCCAGGGTCATGTGTGACGCTACATCGTCTACAGCGATCCGTGGTGGCTCTTATAACCTATTGCTGTTGGACGAGTACGCCTTCTTACCGAGCCATGTTGCAGAAGAATTCTATACCGCAACATATCCAACAATTTCAGCTGGTACTACAACCAAACTTATCATTGTGTCTACACCCAATGGAATGAATCATTTTCATAAACTTTGGGTTGATGCAAACAGACAGGATGGACACAAACTTAAAAATAAATTTGTGCCAGTAGAAGTTGGTTGGAGGGAAACTCCCATAAGCCCCGGAAGTCCCAGTTTAAGAGATGAGGAATGGGCTGCGGAACAAGTGGCAAATACAAGCCCAGAACAATTTGAACAAGAATATGGTTGTAGCTTTTTAGGATCTTCAAACACTTTAATTTCTACGAGTAAGCTCAGTGTATTGGCTCCGGAAGAATGTTTGGAGGAAGACAAAGAAGGTCTTAGGATATTTGGGCAACCAGAAAAAGATAAAGTTTACTTTTTGCAAGCCGATGTATCGCGTGGTCAAGGGTCAGACTTTTCTACCTTTACTGTAATAGACGGAACTTCTGCTCCATACAAAACCGTTGCAGTTTATAAAAATAATACAATAAGTCCCTTCAATTTTCCAACCGTAATTAAAAAGGTTGCTGAAAAATATAATAATGCGTATGCTTTAATAGAAACAAATGACATAGGTGGTCAAGTTTCTTCAATTTTGTACAATGATTTGGGTTATGAAAATGTTCTTATGACTAGAATGATGGGCAGAAAGGGGCAAATGCTTTCTCAAGGATTTGCAACTGGAAGAAGTGAAATGGGGTTGCGAACTACTACACAAACTAAAAAATTGGGTTGTGCGATATTGAAAAGATTAGTAGAAGAAGATAAAATTTTATTAAATGATGAGCGAATAATCACAGAACTTACTACATTTGTCTCCAAAGGAAACACTTATAAGGCCGAAGAAGGTCATAACGATGATTTGGTAATGACCTTGGTTTTCTTTGCGTGGTTGACTAGACAAGAATATTTTGCTGATTTAATTGAGTCTGCAAAGTTTAATTATGAAGAAGCACAAAAGCCTGAAGATGACAATGTTCTTTTTATGATGGATACCTCTCAAAATTTGGATGACAGAGAACCGTTTTCTGAAGGAGGGGCAGTTTGGTATCCCGTATAATTTTCTAAATATTTGATATAAAGGGACCAAAACATGCCAGGAGATCTCAGTTCATTCGTAAATTCAACAATATACACCAGAGAAAGTGTTGCAAATGTTTGTATTGCTGGAATGAAACTCGGAACAGGATATGTTGCACCCACCTTTAATGGTAAGGATGGAGCTGCATCAAATGATCCAGGTGGTCTTTTTGGATGGTTAATTTATTCTAGATCGAACACTGCGTATTACAATCCTGCAAAGGGAACAACTTCTGACAAATATATTTCATATACAACCCCAACAGAATTGGTGGGTGATCTAAACAAACTTACAGGAGTTACTTACTGTTTAGTTTCAAACACTGCAGTAGGTGGAACTCATGGATTCTTTGAACAAAATGCAGCAAACTCTATAGTTCCCAGAAACACAGGAAATGAATTTTTATATGCTATAAATTACATGGCTTACGGTGGAAATCTTGTTGTAGTTGGTTCAACGACAGGCTTGGAGCAATATGTTGCAGATACAGACAATCAATTTGACATAGTAATAGATAAAGATTTTGATCCAGGTGTAGCAAAGTGGCTTATCACAAAACCATACACAACAGGAATTTATGCATCTGTTGCTGATACTGCTGGACAAACAGGAAATGGTTATACGATGGCCAACTTTACAAATTTGTTTGGAAGTTCATCGTTAGTAACAGGCACGACTGTTGCAAATAGAATTTTTAATGTTTATGGTGTAAAAGCAATAACAGATCAAGACACAAGTTCTCTCATAGCCAATACAAAAATAACTTATTCAATTCCTGCTGTATCAGATGTTGGTGGTTTCTTTACTAGAACTAAAAATTTAAACCAATTATATCTAACCGTGGGTGGTTTAGATAGATCAACAGTTTTGAACGGAAATATTATTAATCCCATAACCTGGGGTGATACTTTAAAAACAACACTTAGAAATAATAAAGTTAACTTCTTTGTAAATTATAATCCTAAATTTTTAGGATCTGATTTAGTTGGAGCCACGGCTTCTAGTTCTATAAGCGTTAATGATAGAATTGGACCGTCTAAACTTAGATCCGCACTAACACAAGCAATTGAAACAATTGCTTTAAAATACTTGTTTGAAATTAATAATGCTACAACAAGAAGTCAAGTTGTAACAGAAATTCAAACAGCAATGGACCCGTTCAGTCCATTCTTAGACACAACAAAAACGCAAATAATATGTGATGAAACAAACAACACAGATAATACAAGCACATTGGGAATAAGAGTAATAGTACAACCAATTCTTGGAATAGATTCATTCGTGATTGATGTTGTATTCACACAATAATGTCAAACTCAATAATCGATTTTAAAGAAAGTTTTAATGGTGGAACCCGTGTAAACAGGTTCATAGTTCGTCCTACTTGGCCTGCTGGGGTTGAAGTAGGAAACCAAGATGCAACATTCAAAATTATTTCAGCATCTTTACCTGCTGTTGTTGTTAATACAATTGCTGTGCCTTATCGTGGAAGATTGATCAATTTTGCGGGTGATCGTCAATACAGTCCATGGACTGTTGGTGTATACGATGATGGAAATGCTTACAATCTATGGAGATCATTTCAAAAATGGAAAGAATTTTTGGATGGTCATTATACACATAAAGTAAAAAATAATGATTTTGCATATAGAACTTTACAAACAACATGGCAAATTCAACACTTGGATTTAAATGGAGATACACCAATAAGAACTATTACTTTATACAAATGTTGGCCAAGTGTAATTAGTGAAATTAATTTAAATATGGGAGAGGTTAACTTTGTTTCATTTACTGTTCAGTTGACTTATGACAACATAAAGATAAACGGAATATGAAATGAGCAATAATATAATCAACTTCAAGGAAAACTTTTTTGGGGGAACAAGATCAAACAGATTTTTGGTATCGGGATCATTTCCAACTGGTGGTAATTTTACCAATTTTCATATTCGTTCAACTCTTTTACCGCAATTAGTTACAAGAACTCTTAGTTATGATTTTTTTGGAAGAAAATACCATTATCCTGGAGAAAAAGATTATCAAACTTGGACATTTACAGTATTGGATGATACCGGAGCATATGATTTGTGGAGAGCATTTCAAAGGTGGCAAAATTCTATCAATAATCATGAAACAAATGTCTCTGCCGAAATACTTTCCGGACAGCAAAGTTATAAAGCATACAACTGGAGAATACAGCACTTAGACTTGAGTGGAAATCAAGTATTAAAAGAATTTGTTTTACATGGGTGTTGGCCAGCGTCGGTCAATCAATTGACCCTAAATATGACTAGCCCCAACACCCCAAGCTCTTTTTCTGTGTTGATTGTGTTTGATTACATTGAAATAACTGGTGTTACGAGCAGAACGTGAGGAAATAAATGGAAAT